CAAAACTGTTGGACTTCATGAACGCTGCACAGGTCGGCGGTGCCGAGTAGTTAATGCTGGGCATTATTTTCCCCTTAGGCGAGCGGTATTGTTAAGTTGGTTGTACTTATAGTCGCTTGGGTTTTTGCCAGAAATTTTGGCGGCGCGGTCTTTAGCGCGGCCAGCAGCCCCCATTTTGGAGCGGGATTTACCTTTGGAGGTCAGCTCTTGTGTGCCGGGCTTGAGCGATCCACTTTTCTGAAGGGTCTTTGTAGCAGTCGCATACGCCTGCCCCTCAGGCATACCCTTGGCTTTGAGCTGCGACACCAGACGTTCCAAAATGTTAGGCATGACTAGTCCTCCTCATGGTCGATGACTTTATACGGGACTTCTTTTTCGATTTTGATCTGGTTGTCAGCGCCCAGATTGATAGTGACGGAAAACTTTTCGCCACCCTCTACCGTCTGCGTACCAGTTCCGCCGACACCTGCCCAGCGACTGATGAGTTTACCGGCTTCGACTTTGGCGTTGAGGTTCTCATTCCGGTCGTTCATCCGGGTGAAAAGTTCGGGCAGCCACTCCTCAAGGGCCGCTGCGGACTTCAGACGGAGGCGCTCTTGGGTGTTGAGGGCGCTGCCCCACGCCGACGTCTCAGTCTCAAGTAGCATCCGGAAGCGTGTGTTGGACTGAATATTTTCCCATTGATCGCCATCTACACCGTTGTCCCGGAGGATATTGTCGATGGGTTGGATGTCCATCGCGATCTCTCGGGCCAGTTTTATGAGGATATGCTCGGAGATAGTGGGGTCTGGCACGGATACTTGCGCCATAAAGTTTCTCCTGTGGTTGTCAAACAGGGGGACTATACTGTATCGTGCATGGAAACGTCGAGGCCCGTATCGCGGAGCGCCATCATATGTTTACGACCAAATATATGAAAAACCAGCCAAAGCCTGTTAAACAGCGCGTAAAGCGTTACGAAAAAGGTGGCTCCGTCTCAAATGATAAGGTCGATGTGAAGACCGATCAAGACGACGAGATGGAGACAATTCGTAGTCCTGAAGGCGCAGTTACAAAGATTCGTAAGGGTGTTGATCCCGAAAAGTACTATCGTCTTGGTGGTAGTGGGGGTCTTGGTCGTGCTCGATCAGATCAGTTTGCGGCAGACGTCAACCGCAAATATAAAAATAAATCCAGCAGCCTGCCGCGTTACGTTGAGGATGAAGACTAATGGCGGATACACTAGGCCAACGTGGCGTCCTGCGCGTCGTATCACCATCGCAGCTTGAGACTGCGCTACAGAAGCAGGATCAGGACCGTGCAGCCGCTCAAGTGGCCGAAGGTCCGGTGATGTCTAACCTCGCTGGGTATATGCGTACCCAGTTTGAGATGATGAAGCAACACCGTAATGACGCCATGTCTGGCTGGTCCGAGCGTCTTCTCATCGCGCTGCGGGCGTTCAACGGACACTATGATGCCACAAAACTGGCGGAAATCAGGAAGTTCGGTGGGTCTGAGGTTTACGCACGCATCATTGCAATGAAGTGCCGTGGGGCGTCTTCGCTGCTTCGGGATGTGTATCTTGCTCCGGATCGTCCATGGGGTCTTGCTCCTCCCCAAGACCCGGACGTGCCTCCTCAGATTGTCGCGAGTGTCCAGCAGCTTGTTCAAATCGAGATTGCTGGGATGACTCAGGCAGGCATCCCACCGGACCCGACAATCATCCGAGATCGCACCATGCAACTCATGGAAGCGGCGAGGATGGCAGCCAAGAAGCGTGCCGCCCAGCAGGCTAAAGTAGCCGAGGAGAAGATTGACGAGATACTTTCTCAGGGTGGGTTCTATAAAGCTCTGGCTGAGTTTATCACTGATCTTCCGCTGTTTCCGTTTGCCTGCATCAAAGGGCCTACGGTGCGGATTGTCCCCACGGTTGTGTGGGAGACCGGGCAGGCGACGGTTGCTCAACAGCCTAAACTGTTCTGGAACCGGGTGTCGCCGTTCGATATCTGGTGGACGCCGGGCGTGTCCGACATTGAGGATGCCTCTGTTATCGAGCGCACCCGCGTCACTCGCGCAGATTTGAACGACCTTCTCGACCTGCCGGGGTACAACCACGAAGAAGTTCGCGCTGTGCTCGATGAGTATGGCCGAGGTGGCATTGCCGACGACTGGGACACCACTGACAGCGAGCGCGCGGTCATGGAGAGCCGGGAGAACCCGCAGACAAATAGGTCTGGGATGATCTCCTGCCTTGAGTTCCATGGCAACGTCCAAGGGCGGATGCTCCTTGAATATGGCATGAGCGAGCAAGAAATTCCTGATCCAATGCGCGATTACTTCGTACAAGCGTGGCTCATAGGGACTCACGTCATAAAAGTTCAGATGTCCCCCTCGCCTCGCAAACGGCATTCCTACTTCATCACGAGCTTTGAGAAGGTGCCGGGCACTCCCGTTGGGAATGGCTTGCCGGATATTCTCAGTGATATTCAAGAGGTTGCGAACGCTTCGCTGCGCGCTCTGGTCAACAACCTGTCCATCAGCTCAGGGCCTCAGGTGGTCGTCAACGACGATAGACTAGCTCCTGATGAGGACGGAGAAGAGTTGTATCCGTGGAAACGCTGGCACGTCCAGTCCGATCCCATGGGGAATAACTCGCAGGTTCCCATCAGCTTCTTCCAGCCCGTGTCCAACGCGCAGGAGCTTCTGGGGGTTTATCAACAGTTTAATAATCTTGCTGATGAACTGTCTGCAATCCCAAAATACCTTTCAGGTCAAGGGGTTGGCGGTGCGGGGCGGACGGCGTCTGGTCTCGCGATGCTCATGGGCAACGCCTCTAAAATCCTTCAAACCGTCGCAGCAAATATTGATCGAGACGTCCTCGATCCCCTGCTGACCCAACTGTTTGATATGCTCATGCTAACTGACCAGTCGGGTATGCTGACGGGGCAGGAGCAGGTGCGTGTGATGGGTGTCAACGTCGCCATCCAGCGCGAAACACAGCGGGCGCGCCAGCTAGAGTTCTTGCAGATCACGGCTAACCCCATCGACGCCCAAATCGTTGGGCCTAGGGGGCGCGCCGCCATCCTGCGGTCTGTTTCTCAGACAATCGGGCTCGATAGCGCCAATATTGTCCCGACTGAAGATGAACTTAACAAGATGCAAGAGGCTGCGGCGGGCGCTCAGATGGGTATGGCGCAAGCTGGAGCACAAGCGCAGGGGGCGCAGCAGGGGTCCAACGTAACGCAGGATATGGGTCCGAGGACCAATATAACTGGCGGCGCTGGTTAGCGAAGGAGAACTGATATGGCTATGGGTAAAGAAAAGTCTTCGAAGAATGTTGTGTTCGCCAAGGGCGGCAGCAACAAGATGGCTCCGCAGATGAAGACGGGTACGCAGGTGCCCGGTCAGTCGGCGCAGATGGGTCGTGGCGGCGGTATGTTCGCCAAGGGCGGTTCTGGCAAGATGGCTAAGCAGGGTTCTGCTCGTCCCGCCAAGCCCGGCGTTTCGGCGTCGAACTAATGGCTATCCGCACTAAGATCAAAGGTGCGGTGAAAAGTTTGGAGCAGCGTGAACGCGCTGTCTCCATTCCCCGTGTTTCCGGACCTATGAAACCAAAGCCGATTAAAAACACCAGACAATACAAGAAGGATACCCTTCGCGATGCTGGTGAGTTTAGCGGTGTTGGGTTTGGAGATACCGGCCTTACAGGCGAAAGCTAGGAGAGTAAAATGAAGTCCAAGATGATTGGCGACAAGATTACTCGGATCGTTGGTAAGGGTTCCAAGGACGAAGTTCTCCCCAGCCGTATGGCCATGGAGACCATCACCAAGGGTGACCCCATGCAGCGTTCCATGAATAACTATGCCAAGAAGACCCCGTCTGGGGCTGGTGCAATGGGTCCGTCGTTCATGATGATGGGTCGGTTTATGGGGCGTGGTTATTGAGCGACCGTGATCTCATCCTTAAAGCAGCGTCAGTAGCTAACGTAGCCCCCAAGGAGTGGTCGGACTTCTTGGCGGCTTTTTCTTTGTACACCGACACGCGGCGTGACCAGTGCGTCTCGTCCCCCGTTGACGCCATTTTTGTAGCCCAAGGCCGAGCACAGCAGTGCATCTCCCTCCTCAGGCTATTTCAAGAATGCCGTCAGACGGCTGACCAGATACAGGAGAAACGTAAATGACAGCATTTGTTCCCGGTACAATCGACCCTAACGTAGTAGTTCCCAACGCGGTCAAGGCGACAGCCGCCCGCGCCGATGCAGCGTTTAGGGCCGCTTACAACATACAGCCTGAGGAGACCGATGGGGTTCAGGAGGAGAGCACGGAAGAGCCAACAGTTTCAGCCGAAGCTCAAGATCAGCAGGAGCCCGAGAGAAAAACCAAAAAACCTTCTGAAGAATTTACTGAGTCGCCTTCTCCCAAGGGGGAAGAGGACCAGTCTTGGGAGCATCGATACAAGTCGATGAAGGGGCGCTACGACCGCGCCGAGTCCCAGCTCCGCTCCATGAGCGACCAGATTACCAGCTTGCAGAACGTGATTGCCACGATGCAGGTGTCTGCCCCCGTGCAGGGTAAGTCCGAACTGTCAGCCGAGCGTTTCCTCACCCCCGAGGAGGAGAACGACTACGGTTCCGAGTTCCTTACCGTGGTGGGTAAGAAGGCCAAGGAAGAACTGCTCCCCATCGTCAAGAGTTACGAGACCAAAATTGCCGAGCTTGAGGAGCGGCTAAAGAACGTAGGCGGGTATGTCCAGCAGGATGCTCGCGCCAGAATGGAGTCAATGCTCGACGAGCGGACGCCAAATTGGCGGGATGTTAACTTCGATCCAAACTTTATTTCGTGGTTGAAGTTGCCAGATCCATATTCTGGTGTTATTCGTCATGAGATGTTGAAAGCCGCGTATGAGCGGAACGATGCCCCTCGGGTAGCGGCTTTCTTCAACGGCTTCCTCGCTGAAGAGGCTGCCACGGACCCCGCAAGGGAAGAGACAGGCCGGACACAAGCTCCCGCCAAACCGTCTCTGGAACGATTTGCGGCGCCGGGCAGAGCCAAGACTGCGGCGGCCTCTGGAGCCCCCGCTGAGAAGCCCATCTTCACCCGTGCTCAGATCGCTAAATTCTATGCCGAAAGCGCCGCCGGAAAGTACCGGGGAAAAGAGGCAGAGAAGGACCGCATAGAAGCTCAAATCTTCGAGGCGGAACGTGAAGGGCGCATCAGGTAATCTTCTCTCTTGGGAGCCTTACAATGGCATTTCCTAACGCAGGTTCGGCTACAACGCCTCCGATCTACCCCACTGGTTCTACCAGCAACAACCTCGCTTCGACCGGCTTCATCCCCGAAATCTGGTCTGGCAAGCTCGTCGAGAAGTTCTACGCTTCGACCGTCCTCGCGGCGATCTCGAACACGGACTACGAAGGCGAGATCAAGAATCAGGGCGACAAAGTCAAGATTCGCACCAAGCCCACGATCACCATCTCGGACTATCGCGCTGACGGCCTGCTCTCCTTGCAGCGCCCCACCGGCAACGTGGTCGAGCTGAACATCGACAACGGCAAGTACTTCAACACCATCCTTGACGACGTCATGGATGTTCAGTCCGATCTCAACCTTCTCAGCATGTGGTCTGATGACGCTGCTGAGCAGATGAAGATCACGATTGATACCGCTGTGCTTGCTGGCATCCTTGGTCAGGCCAACAGCTACAACCGTGGAACGACCGCCGGTAAGATTTCCGGCAACATCAACCTCGGTGTCACCACCAGCCCCCTGTCCACCACGGCTATCGCCGCGTCTGGCAAGGTGGACATCCTCTCGGTTCTTCTCCGCATGGGTCAGGCCCTTGATGAGCAGAACATCCCCGAGACGGGCCGTTGGGTCGTTCTGCCCACTTGGGCTGCTACGCTCGTCAAGCAGTCGGAACTCCGTCAGGCTTACCTGTCGGGTGACGGCGTCTCGATCCTGCGTAACGGTCGTCTGGGCATGGTTGACCGCTTCACCCTGTACACCTCCAACCTGCTCCCCACGGGCACGGCTGGTGGCCTCGCTTCGGGTGAGACGGCCATCTACGCTGGTCATGCTCACGGCCTGACCTTCGCTTCGCAGGTCTCCAAGGTCGAGACGCTCCGCTCCGAGCAGACCTTCGGCACGATCCTGCGCGGCTTGCAGGTCTATGGCTACAAGGTCATCGACGGCACTGCGATTGCTCAGGCAATCGTGACCCCCGGCTAATAGAAACGGAGCCCCCTTAACCGGGGGCTCCTATTCTTTCCTTGGGGAACCATCATGGCGCTCGACACCGTTGCAGATTACATCCGTAATGCTCGTACCCTCTTGCAGGATACGATCCCGGATTATCGTTATTCTGACAGTGAGCTGGTCGAGAACCTTAATCTTGGGCTGCTGGAAGTACGGCGTCTTCGCCCGGAACTCATGCGTTCCTACTTTCGTTCCACCATCCCGACGTACACGACGACAAACATGTCCACGACTTCTGTCGCCATGGACCCAATGTATCGTGTGTCTCTGCTCTATTACATCTGCGGCCAAGCTCAGCTTCGAGACGACGAGAACTCGCAGGATGCTCGCGCTTCTGTGTTCCTCAACAAGTTCGTAGCTCAGATGCTTAGCATACAGTCGTGAGGGGTCTATGACTGCTGATCTTAACCGACTGATGGATAACCTCCGTATTCGCTTGCCGGGCGCGACTGATGAAGCCCTGAAGCTTGAGTACTTTTCCGCCATGGACCAGTTCTTTGGCGCAACTAACATCTGGACAGAAGACATTGATTTTGCTGTCACTACAGACAACAAAACATACTATGTGACGCCAACCGGAGTGGCTAACATTCTTCGCTTGATGGGGGTTGTTAACTCTGACGGGACGACCGTAGCTGCTCTGATGAAAACACCGGGCGAGATCACGCTGGTAAATTACCCAAATCAGGCAGATACTTACACGCTTCAGTTGGCTCTGTCTGTCAAAGACCCGGTAACTCGCGACGGGTATCCTGAGTATCCAGACTGGATACTTGAAAAGTATGGGGTCGATATTATCGACGGCGTGCTTGGTAGGATGATGTCGCAGATTGCTAAGCCGTACACTAACGAGCGCATGGCGATCTACCACATGAAGCGTTTTCAAAACACAATGGCTATGGCCAAAGTTGAAGCGCAACACCGAAACGTGTATCGTGGGCAGAGTTGGCGGTTCCCCCAGACTTTCGCCCGCCGTAGAGCTTGGTAATTAACTGGAGACCGTAACATGGCTTCGTACAACAAGTTTCAGGTCTTCACAAAAGACCTCATTGAGGGAAAGCATAACTTTGCTTCGAATACCTTCAAGGTAATGCTGACTAACACAGCGCCCGTGAACACCAACAGCATCAAAGCGGACCTTACCGAAATCAGCGCCGGTAATGGGTACACTGCTGGCGGTACGGCGACGACGATCACTTCTTCGACGTCCTCTGGCGTTGCGAAGGTAACTGGTACGGATGTTGTTTTCACTGCTGCCGGTGGGTCAATTGGACCATTGCGTTACGCGGTGCTCTACAATGACACGCAGACCTCCCCTGCCAAGCCTCTTATCTCTTGGTGGGACTATGGTTCTTCCATCACGTTGAACGATACCGAGACGCTTACCGTGGACTTCGATGCCACAAACGGTATCTTCACAGTGACTTAATCTGAGGAGTAGTACTGATGACTATCTCAGTTAAGCACGCATTTACGTCCCCAAAGGCGGATGGGACAGACAGTACGCTCGTCCAGCCTTCGAACTGGAACGCAGAGCACACGATCACGCTCGCTGCCGGTAAGGTGCTTGGTCGTAGTTCCGCCAGCGCGGGCGCGATGCAGGAGTTACCGATAGCCATCGACTCCACCGGGCAGTCGATGATCCCACCTATCGGTACTACGGCTGAGCGCCCCGGCACTGCTGTCACTGGGATGTTTCGCTTTAATACTACGACGACATCGTTCGAAGGGTATAACGGTTCCGTATGGGGTAGCATTGGTGGGGGTGGTGGCGCTACTGGAGGCGGTACGGACGCGATATTTTTTAATAACGGGCAGACCATAACCACTAACTATACAATCCCCACGAGTTACAACGCGGGCACATTTGGGCCTATTACTGTTAATAGCGGGATTACCGTGACTATTCCCTCTGGATCGACATGGACGGTGGTCTAAGATGCCCGTATCAATCAAAGGCTCCGGTGGCGGCTCTGTCACTCTCGATGCTGGCGCGGCGGCTGCGGACTCCACGCTGACACTGCCAAACACCAGTGGCACAATCCTTCAGTCCGGCACGACTGTGACTGTGGCTCAGGGTGGCACTGGCGCTGCTACACTGACTGCCAACGCTGTCCTCATCGGCAACGGCACCAGCGCGGTTACGGCGGTTGCCCCTAGCACTGCTGGCAACGTGCTGAAGTCGGATGGTACAAACTGGACAAGCGGCACAGTCCCGTCCCCCGACGCACTCTCGACTGCTTCTGGCTCTGCCCCCTCTTACTCTGCCCGCGCTTGGGTGAACTTCAATGGCACGGGAACCGTGGCAATTCGCGCATCTGGCAACGTGAGTTCAATCACGGACAACGGCGTTGGCGATTATACAATGAACTTCACAACTGCGATGCCTGATGCGAACTATGCCGTTTGCCTAGGCGGAACTCACCAGTCGGCTGTTGCTGCGCGTGTTAATCTTAGGAATATGGCTGTCTCACCAACAACGTCCGCTATTAGGTTTTTAACTTGTCAACTCGGGTCAACGCAGGCCGACATGGACTATGTTGACGTTTCGATCTTCCGTTAAGGAGCAGATATGAACCAGCGCATCATTTACCCCACTGACGACAATGGTGTTGCGGTCATCATTCCGGCTCTTGAGTGCGAGCTGACGATTGAAGAAATCGCCGCCAAGGATGTCCCGCAGGGCAAGCCTTACAAGATCGTGGACGTTGCTGACATACCATCTGACCGGACATTTCGGAATGCTTGGGAGTATCAGGCATGATCGTTATCAATCTCGACAAGGCCAAAGCTATCGGCCACGACATGCGCCGCGCCGCCCGCGCCGAAGAGTTTGCGCCTCATGACAAAATCATAGCAGCGCAAATCCCCGGTCAGAGTGCCACCGACGCTGAAGCTGCTCGCGCCGCAATCCGCGCCAAGTATGCGGGCATGCAGACGGAGATTGACGCTGCGGCTTCGCCTGATGAGATCAAAGCTGCGTTGGGAGCAAAATAATGAGTATTATCCTCAACGGCTCCACCGGCATCACAACCCCCGCAGACACCGTCACCGGCAATGCGAGCGTGGGCGGCAACCTGACTGTTACTGGCACGGCCACTATTGGTGGCGTGGCGGCTGTTGCTGTCGCCCCCAGCACGGCTGGCAACGTGCTAACGAGCAACGGGACAAACTGGACGAGTGCAGCGCCAGCAACTCCCGCCGCTGGCTTCTCCAATATGTCTGTTGGCACATACACCGCCGCAACAAACACCTCTGGAACACCGCTTGTCTGGAATAGCAACGGCTCTCTGACGTTCACTGTGCCTACAGGCGTCACCAAGGTGAAGGTGACTGTTGTTGGCGGTGGCGGTGGAGCTAACGGGTGTACTTCTGCCTCTACAGGTAATAATTTTAGTGGCGCTGGAGGAGGAGGAGCAGCTATCAAAATAATATCCGGTCTTACTCCCGGCGGAACTGTTGCTGTGACAGTAGGAGCTGGCGGAACTGGCGGAGTTGCTGTTGCGAATGGTGGGACAGGTGGAACATCCTCTTTTGGGGCTTATTGTTCTGCAACTGGCGGATCAGGAAGTTTAATTACTGGAACCCCGTACAGCGCAGGTGCTGGAGGCATAGGTTCCTCTGGAGATTTAAACATAGCTGGAGGCGGTGGCGCAGCCAGTAGCGGCGGCAGCGGACCAGCAGGAACTGGAGGGAGCAGTTTTCTTGGTGGTGGCGGCAAAGGCGGTTTGGACGCTGGGGCAGTTGGAGGGGCTTATGGCGGAGGAGCCAGTGGCATTGGTGACTCCAGTATCACACGCACTGGTGCAGCAGGCGCAGCTGGCGTCGTGATTGTGGAGTACTAAGATGAAACAGGCTCTTATCTCCCCGGCTGAGAAGGTCTACAAGTATGATGGAACGCTGCTCGGTGAGCGCGTTGCTGAGACCACAACATCTCCGTTTGAGGTCGCCCCTCCGCTGTTTTGGGTCGCCTGCAACGACGATGTTCAGGCGGATCAGTGGTACTATGATCCCAACACCTTCACGATTGATCCAATCCCCGTGGAGCCTGCTCCGCCCGTCATTGACACGCCAGCATCGTAAAGGGTTGAGAAATGTCCACGCTCAAATCCATCAACGTCATCCACCCCTCCGGCGCGGTCAACAACATCGTCAACGACGCCAGCGGCAACGTCGCCATTGGCAACAACCTGACGGTGGCTGGTACGGTCACATCTACCGGCACCGTCGCGATGGCCTCCAGCTTCAAACGCAACCGCATCATCAATGGGAACATGCTCATTGATCAGCGGAATGCGGGGGCGAGTGTTACGCAGACAACTTCTGTGCTTTACACTCTTGACCGTTGGTCATGCTACGGCAGCGTAGCGTCTAAGTTCACCGTTCAGCAAAACGCAGGATCAGTAACACCTCCAGCAGGATATACCAAATATCTTGGCGCAACCTCTTCATCTGCATACACTGTTGGCGCATCTGAGTTTTTCTTTATCCAACAGGTAATTGAAGGGTACAACGTCGCTGATCTTGGCTGGGGTGCAGCAGGTGCCCAGACAGTCACTTTGTCTTTTTGGGTTCGCAGTTCCTTGATTGGCACGTTTGGCGGAACGTTGTCGAACGATGCCACAAATCGTGTCTATCCCTTCACTTATACGATCTCGTCCGCAAACACATGGACGGCAATTTCCGTGACGGTTGCTGGCGACACATCTGGTACTTGGCAGACCGGAACGTCTGGCGGGCTGGTTGTTAACTTCAACATGGGTGCTGGCGCAACTGTGTCGGGCACTGTTGGCGCGTGGTCTGGCTCAACACTTCGCGCACCTACTGGCGCAGTTTCTGTCGTCGGCACCTCCGGCGCAACCTTCTACCTTACAGGCGTCCAGCTAGAAGTCGGCACCAAAGCGACTCCCTACGAGATGCAGATCTACAGCGATCAGTTGGCGCAGTGTCAGAGGTACTTGCCCGCATTCTCAGGTCAAAATTGGTTTACTGGAGCAACTGCAAACAGCTCAACAACCGGCTATGCAATGTTCAGATTTCCCGTTACAACCCGTGTTGCACCTACAGGCGTTACCGTAAACAATGTGGCAAATTTCACTCTTGGGAATTTGGTTGCCTTTAACGGAACTGTATCTAGCATCGCGTTTAATAGTGCCGGGACAGATTATGCAATGATTAATCCGACATGTAACAGCGGATTAAGCACGACGCTTTACGCTACCATGTGGGGTAACTCCAGCTCTCTCATTTACTTTACGGGGTGCGAACTATGAATGAGCCTGCTTGGACGCTTCTCCCTCTTATCCCACCAGCTACTGTTCAGTCAGTCTTGCGCCAATGGCCGGATGGAAAACAAGAAAGTCGTTTGGTGTCATCTTTTACGCCGGACGATCCAGACTACGCCAACATCATGGCTCTCGTTGCCGCTGGCGAGTTGACCATCGCACCCGCGAGTCCGTAATACCCATGCTCTGGCGCGTCGGAGACTAGATAAATGGCGTTTGTAACCGCTGACCGCACTGCTGACACGACCACAACAGTGGGGACATCCCCATTCGTTGTGTCTGGCACTGCGCCAGTTGGCAGCCAAACTTTCTCGGCTGCCATGAGCGTCGGCGACACATGCTATTACTCAGCTCAACATCGGACGTTGAACGAGTGGGAAGTTGGACTTGGTACTTACTCGTCGGCTAACACGCTGACGCGCACCACGATTTATAGCTCATCGAATGCAGGTTCTGCCGTCACTTTCTCGGCGGGAACTAAAGATGTGTTCATCACGATGGCGGCGTCGCGGTCAGTTCAGATTGATGGGTCTGGGCAAACAATTAACTCCGGCGGCACCTACACCCGCACCACCATCACAGCGACTGCCGGTCAGACCAGTTTCACTGCAAACTATACCGTCAACTATGTTCAGGTCTACGTAAACGGCATCCTACTCAACAGTGCCGACTACACGGCCACCACCGGCACCACCGTTGTTCTGGCATCTGCGGCTGCGGCTGGCGACATTGTCGATGTGATCGCGCTCAACATTGGCACGTTCACGGGCGGCGTCACCATCACTGGAACGCCGACAAACGGGCAGATAGCTACTTGGACCGGCTCCACTAGCATTCAGGGGGGCGCTTCTCCTGCGACTGCGGGCAATGTTCTCTTTACCTCAGATGGGTCTGTGTGGTCATCTACGCAGAAGATTGTGCAGTCAGCGTCAGTTTCGCCTTCTGGAACAGCCGCTGCATCTTTTACTGGACTGCCAGCATGGGTAAAGCGCATAGTATTGCAGTTCTCTGCGCTTACTAGCGCCACTGGTGGCGCGACTATGGTGGTGCAGCTTGGGACGGGTGCAACGCCGACATATACAACATCTGGATACACGGGCGCACTTGGTCTCACCTTTAACGGAACTGCCAGCGCGGCTTCTGCGCTTTCGTCTGGTTTTACTATTAACACTGGATATGCGGCCAACGCTGCAATCTATGGGACCGTCACTTTAACTAATTTGACTGGAAACACTTGGATGGGGACTATGAATTATGGCCGCACTGGCACTTTAATGTCGGGACAGGGTGGTGGAATTATTGCTCTTGGTGCAACATTAACCGCTGTGCAAATTCTAAGTTCTGCCAACTACAACGGCGGAACTGTCAGCATCCTGTATGAATGAGGGATAACCAATGACCATCTCTCGCAACATCTCGGTTATGGCGCAGGGTGCTAGTTCCTCTGGCATACTCGCTGGCGGCTACGGTGGGCTTGGCGCAAACGTGTCGCCGACGACTGCGGGCAACGTGCTGTTCACTGCTGACGGGTCTGTGTGGTCGTCTACGCAGAAGATTGTGCGTCCTACTGCTATTGACGCCACCGGACAGGCGAGCGTGTCTTGGACAAGTCTCCCGTCTTGGGTGAAAAGAATAACTATTCAAGTTAACAATTTGCGTTGCAACTCAACGACTTCTTCGCCCATCTACATCCAGTTGGGCACCGGAGGAACACCAACATACTTGACTTCTGGCTACACTGGTGTGGCTACATCCGTCTTGAACCCGCCTGCTCCAGTTACGTTTACAGGTGGCTTTGGCATCGCCAACAACCCAGCAACTACGGGCACTTTCAACGGACTCTACACCATTACCAACATAACGGGGAATGGCTGGACCCTTGCCGGAAACACCGCTCGCGGCGATATAGCGGCCTGCTACTTGAGCGGTGGATATGTTGATGCCGCCGCTGCGCTTACCGCTGTCCGCTTAACTCTTAGCACACCGACGCCCAGCCTGACTTTCACCAGCGGGTTCGTCTGGTTTTACTATTAACACTGGATATGCGGCCAACGCTGCAATCTATGGGACCGTCACC